TTGAGTTACTTCTGCATTTAAAGTTGCTCCTGTGAATGATAATCCATCACCTGCAGTTATGGTGTCCTGCTTGGCTGATAATTGAGTAACTAATGATGAGCCATTAAGATCTATATCCGCCACGTTATCTATAGAGTTGTCAAAGCAGTTTAGGTCTCCATTATTTTTTATTCTAAACATCTCTACTCCATTCAGGTCATCGTGAAATGACAGGTTGTTAGCTGTAATCTTAAGATTGCCATTATCATTTCCACGCTCCAATTTGCATCTGGCATCATCAGTAACGCCAATCTGAAAATTGACATTACCATTAACCTCAAGATCATTCAAGACAATATTAGTAGTCTCAGTTATCACATCTTGCTTACTAGTCTGTAGGGCAGTAATGTTAGTCGTTGCCGTTTGCAATTCAGTATTCGTCAAATTTGTTATAGTGCCATTCGTAGAGACTAGTGACGTAGTTGTTATGGTATCTGCAGTTAGGTCACCGATGCTCTCACTGTTTTTGACGTTTTTATTTGCTAGAGATGATGTACCCCGAATGTTTTTAGGCATAGCTTTCTATTATGTAGTAAGATTAAAATGTGATGGTTATACATATGACTGATTATAGCACTTACACTATAGAAGCTGCATTTGCTGTTTTAATAATGGCGATTGCCCACAAGATTTACAAGATGAGATGTGATAGCAGCAGTCACTGTTGCGGTGAGACTGTTAATATGAGAATGCATAACGAAGGCGATGGGCAAGGTGAGTATCAGATGAGTAGGAGACGGTTTAGATCAAGAGAAAGAGAAGCAACTACTACTCCTCCTGAACAACAAGTCTAGAGAGATTATTGGTGAAAATGAAAAAGATGATGTGCGTGTAATGCCTTACTAGTTAGCTGACTTACTTTTGATAAGACTGGACTGCTCTTAACTATTTTGTTTATTAGTCCTTTTCCGCTCTCTTCGTCGTGTGGCACATCATAACGCTTAACCTTACCGAATGCATTTGCTGTTTTAAAACCTGCACTGACGACGTCACCTTTTATCCTATGGTGGGTGACCTTGTCATCAAGCAACTTCTTATCCTTCTTACTAACTTGTAGGTCGGCATTAAGAATCGGATTTGATGCTCCGTTAAAGGTATGCATTTCTTTTAGGTTCTTACGTATAGTGCGATTGTTAGCCACTGCATACTGGGCTGTTCCGCTTCCTAAACTATGTCCTGACATTGTGAAGTTAGATGGTTTAAGGTCTTTAATTACTCGCTCGGTGGATTTGGTGCGACGCTTGAATCGTGGGTCTAGCTTTTGTAGTCCAAGAGCTATGGCAAAATCATTTCTTACGTCTTTCATTCCACGTCTGCCCTTGATGTGGGTTCCGCGGTGGCTCACGTGAATTTCACCTGTCTCATTATTCTTGTAGGTAGTGATGTTAGGATTGGAATACTTTTTATCATCTACAACCGAGAAGCCAGTGTCCTTAACAAACTCATTTACTTGAGATATTCTCTCTGCCCTACTCTTACCCTTATCACCAAGCGTGTAAGTTCCTTCTGCTAACTTGGCATAGTTCTTAACTTTCTGATCTTGGACTACCATTTATACTAATTAGTGAGATAATCATAAAGTTATATTTGACATTATGATTTGATAAGTTTTTGTTTGCTCAGACTGCAATCTGCCACGTGAGCGACTGCATATCAAGTTGAGCCATAATGGTGTGTTCGCCGAATATATCAATCACGTGTGCGTTAGCGTTAGCAGTGTAAGTAGCTTCAAACTGAACCACCTGACCGATGCAGTTAATTCCAGCAACAAGCGAACCAGCTTCCACACGTTGGCTCTCAAGATCAATATCCAAGAGGAACTTGCCAGTGTTAGCAGCATCGCTACCATCACCGCTGGTAAGCGAGAAGAGACCACCATCGTTAATAGAGCTGACGTGTCCGTAAGAGAGCAACGCACGTTGCGACACCAAGGCTTCGGCAAGAACTTCAGCCGAGTTGTTGGTTCTATCCTTAATAGAAATCTGCGGATATTTAACTCCGCCAATGTTAATGTTGGCTTCCACTAAACCGATCTGGGCGCGGTTACCAATGAAGTTGTTAGCAGCGACAGCCGTTTGACGACGAGCCGCAACAAGCACACGGTTAAGCGAAGACATTGAGAAGCCTACAGTACTAGCAACCGACGTCGCCTGTGCAGCCAACGTAGCCTGATGATGCTGATACGAAGGCATAGCTAGGCGGAACATACCACCAGACGCCGAAGCAACTTGCGACATCACATCGTTACCAAGTTCCAACTGATACATCACAAGGGCAACTTCGCTAATGGTAATTTCAGCGTCAGTAGCAGCGCCATTAAGCGAACGCACAGACGTGTCAAGCTCAATGCGAATGCGGAGCGGTTCGCGACCGAAAAGGGGCCAGTATTTGCTTGATTGGACAATCGGCGTGAGTGCAAGTGGAAAAGCTACCGAGACGTTAGTGGCGTTAGCAACAGCTTCACCCTCAAAGCCTTCGTGCGCACCAAAGAGCTTCTTACCAGCGTTCTTGCGGAACTCTTGCGACGCGTCCAAATCAAACATCATCTGATATAGAACGTTGTAATTATCTATGCTGCACAAAGTCTGACCACCCAAAAGCATTTCAATACGACGAATACAAGCAGGAAATCCACCACTTTCAAAGTTCAAGGGAGCGCCGTTACCGTTAGCAAAGTTAAGGCGAACATACGACGACTGGGCATCCCAGAAAGTATTTGACACGTTAGAAGGTAAGTCAAAGATGATTGTCTGGTTCATATTAAACGAGTTGCCGTTACTCGGCACAACTTCTGTGCGGATAGCACGAGACGACGATGCACGAGGAGGCACGTCGCCATAATCAAGCTTCTTTGTAGTAGCACTCATTATACAATGACTAAAGATTATTTTAATTTAGGATTTGTTAATTTTTCGCCTTAAGTATACATTGTTGCTAAAGTATATTGTTGTGCCTCTTCGGTATTCAGGTATTCAAACTTGAGGACAAATACGGCATCGGCAATAGTAATGGCGGTCTTATCCAGCTGGGTTAGGTTAAGCTCAATCGTCGTGGGTCTAGCGCGTGTAAGATATTTGACTGGCTCTGCATCATAATAGGCGTGATGGGTGGTAGTAGCTTCTGTGGTAGTTGACACACTAATGATGCCTAATGCAGCTCCGTTGTTGCTAGAAGACCCAGCATTCTGCCCATCCTTATACACAACCACTACGTTTTGGGCTAGATCAGTGTCTAGAACCGATGCTTTCGCTAGACTTACAAGGCAGTAGTTACCACGATTTTTGAACTGGTATTCAGGCGAGACATTCCATATAAGCTGTCCGCCAGTCTGGGTAGCATCTGCACTATACAGAGTGATGTAGTCAGCAATAGGATCAATAATCATTATATTAATTCATAACATTAAAATAATGATAAGGTTATGGTTTATACTTGCGATGCTTATACCATACGAGAAGCTTTGGCGGCGCCGCGACGAACACGCTCAACCTTCTTACTAACCTGCTGCGTTTTTCTACCAGCCATAACTACTTCACCTGACATTGGAACGCCAAGCTGCTCACCGACCATACCAGCCGTCTCAATCGCCTTACCAGCTTTCATACCAATCCTTGTAGCACGTTTGGCGGCTTTGTTGCCAACGTGCGACGCCTTCTTTAGCTTATGACCGAACTTGTGGAGACCCATTTATACAAGACTTCAAGATTTTATTTATCTTCTTGTTTTGGTTTGCCTTCAATTTCTTGTCGCTGGATTTCTCCTAGAACACGGTTAGTGGCTATTATCATCTCTCGCTGTTTCACAAAATGAACTGATAGAGTCACATTAAAACTAGCTCCATTCAGCTGGATTAGATTGCTTTCTTGGTCAGTGATTTCTATATCTATATGTGACAGCTGTTGCTCGTTGATCTGAAAGTATAGCACTTCAGGCGGCGAATAGAATATGTAGTCGCCGTAATTTACATCGTTTACGATAGATGCAATAATATTTGAGGTAGCTCCCCTGCTGTCAAGGTTATTCATACTGACATTTCTTATACGGACGTACAGATTAGTCGCACCTGCAAAGTCACATACTTGTGTCGCTGTATAAGTTGTAGCTGACGCTGTGGGTAGTTGGTCTTTAAGTCCAAGTTGTCTAAACATTGTAGCCGAGTCAATCGTAAATGCTGAACTGCCTGTGAATGTGAATAGAGCATTTTCTTCATCAAAGCTTACCGTTATGCTTTTCCCTGCCGCAGCTATCGCCGTATTTAATGCTGTTGTTAGAGTGGAGGCGCTGTAGTTGCCGACAGTTACTGTGACTGTGACGGTAGAACCTTGAGTGAATGTAATGCTGTTATTACTAGAGTTAAAATTATAAATGGTGTTTGGAATGGTAAGATTGGTTAGCCCAATAAGTATTCTAATACCTGCGTCAGCAATAACAGGCGAGTTCAAATAGAAGATCTTTTCTGCATCACTTATGCTTATAAGAGCATCGTTGCTATCTAAATATATAGCTTGAGACGGCATATGGCTGTCATTGAGGCTATGATTGGGCATATCTTAATATTATAAGAGATAATTATTTACTTGCCTTGCGCTCTCAAGTAATCTAGTTGCGGACTAAAGGTGGCGACGGTGTTGTTAGTGCTAACGAGTGGATTAGGTGATTGGACTAGAAAACCATCAATGGTCTCACCACGTAGGATTTTAGGGTTAGCTGCTTTAAACGAGAATGGCATATTGGCGTCACTGGGCAGAACACTCTCTAGATAAATGTTTTGCTCGTATTGTGGTTCAATGCCAACAGTGCCTTCTACTGGCTGGAATTGCGTTTGGTTGTTAGTAGCACTTGCTCCTAGAATGTTCATTTATATTCTGTTAGATTAGAAATCCAAGCTCATCTCAAAAGTTGTTGCGTCGGTGGTTTTGGTCGCCAATGCATACTCACCTACGCGCCGCTCAAAGAAATTAGTTTTTCCGTCAACGCTTATCATCTCCATCCACGTGAATGGATTTGGTGTATCATATATTTTGTCAGTGCCTAATTGCACAGCCAATCTATCTGCACAGAACTCAATATACTGGCTCATTAAATCAGCATTCATACCAATCAATCGGCACGGCAACGCTTCACATATAAAATCCTTCTCAATAGCTACCGCCTCTTCAATTATACTATGAATAACATCACACTTTTTATTTAGCTTACTATGTAGTAGGACTGCAAACTCGCAATGCAGAGCTTCGTCTCTACTAATCAACTCATTAGAAAAAGTTAAACCCTGCATAAGCCCTCGCTTCTTGAGCCAGAAGATGGAACAGAATGCACCCGAGAAGAAGATGCCCTCTACACAAGCGAAGGCGACCAAGCGTGTGCCGAAGTCAGCTTCCTCATCTCCAATCCATTTTAAAGCCCAATCACCTTTCTTTCTAATACAAGTAAATGTGTCTAGAGCATTAAACAGTTGGTTTTTCTCTCTAGAATCTTTAACATAAGTGTCAATAAGAAGAGAGTAAGTCTCACTATGGATCGCCTCCATAGCCAACTGAAAGGTATAGAATGATCTAGCCTCGCTAATGCCTACCTCCTGCAAAAACCTAGTAGCACAGTTCTCAATCACTATACCATCACTAGCAGCAAAAAATGCAAGTATGTGTTTAATGAAATACTTTTCATCATCAGTCATTTGATTCCAACTCGCAGTGTCCTTGCTTAAATCTACCTCTTCTGCTCTCCAAAAGCAATCAACTTGCTTCTTATACAGAGACCATAAGTCATCATAAACGATGGGGAAGGTGGTAAGACGTGAGTTGTCATCGGTCAAAATTGGGTCAGTCATCCTGAATAGAGTATGGCTATATTAAATCCTTAACCTTGTCTGATGAGTAAGTCTCCGATGTTTTATCTACAACACGTAGGTTATATTTACGAGAATAATTCTTAATACCACCCTTGAGTGTAGGCGCACTCCATAGTATAAACATACTTAATGCTCCAGCTGACTCTGGATCTGTAAGGTTATCATTCTTATGTCTAGATCTATATGCTTCCTTTACCTTGTCTCTGTCCTTCTTGCTAGAGAGATAATGTACGCTATTCTTATCACTCATAAGTGTGTAGTCACGATATGGTTTTTGACCGAAATGAATTACTTTCTTGCTTGTAGGAAAGAACATAGCCCACTTCTTTTTAGGCTTGTTGGACGTGTATAGGTATATGCTCATATGTAATGGTTAGAGATAAAATGCCGCTTCCTACATCGTTTATCTCGTGGCTCTCTAACTTTTACCTTGATAGGCGTAGGAACGATAAGCCTTATCCATCTGCCGTGATATTTAGATATGATGTAGATAATCTCGTTTGGTAATATGTCACAGAAAACATCGTTAAGGACAGTCAAACTACTAACCTTGGTTTTCATCGCACTATATTACATAAGATTATAAATCAAAAGTAGCCTATCTTCTCTATACTTATGAGAAGCAAATGGTTGGTTTATCTTCTACTACTACTACTACTACTATACTACTACTTCTTTCTTTAAAAAAACAAAACAAACCCTATATATATTCTAACGAAGAGGAAGGAATGGAAGGAGAAAAAAATATCAGCACAACACAAAAAAACACACAAAACACAGTTTTTGCCCATCAAAATGGAAAGTCCCCAGAGAAAGTCTATATAGAGGGTTTTCAAAACAGTGGGCAAAAACTGTGTTTTGTGTGTTTTTTGTGTTGTGAGCCAATCACTCTTCATCTATGAAGCACTATATATAATATTATTGATATTATATGTAGGTATTATGTAGGTAGTCTATTCTTCACCGCTTTCATATTCCAAGACACATTCTGATGGCTTGAGTCTCCAACCAAGCATCACACTTCTTGCACCAATAACTCGTTTTCCATCTTCATACTTCTGATATAGCTCTACATACGATTTACTCAACTCGCAGTTCTCCTGAATGCTAACACGCTTGAAGTGCTTCAAATTACTCTTTCTCTTATTAGACTTTGTCATCTGTAAGTATAAGTTGCTTTCCTGATAAAGAGCATAAACGTCCTTTACTTGCACGTAGTCATAAATTGTCGGCTCTTCAACCTTTTCATACTTCTCCAAGAACCATTGAAGCATCTCATCATTATCACGAAGATATTCTAGTGTGTCAGCCTTCGCTCTTTCACAGACGTACAATTCTTTGCTACCATACTGTAGGATATAATCAAACAAAGCACAGCGATATTCTGTCTTGAACTCGTCAGTTTTGTAATATGGATTACCTCTTCTAGCGTTAGGGTTAGTAGCCAAAACATTCTCATCAGTAGTAAACCGAGTCTCAAACTTAATATTAACCAAACGTTCAATAATAGCGTCATCAATACGCCCCATAAGACTAATCAATTTATTGAGTTCAAGCGCAAGTGTTAAACATAGCTTTGTCTTACCATCATTGGAATATAATGCCCGAGCATCAATCACATCATCACCAGTTAGTCTCTTCATATTTCCTGCAAGGATCTGTTCGTTATCATTAGCTTCATTACCTACAACCCATCTCTTCAAGTGCAGATTCGCTACTTCAGGGTTAGGTCCTGATTTAATCTCTTTTGTAAGGACACTAATGTGAAGCTTATGAGCGTAATCACCGCAAGTAGAAGCCATTAGCTCATTAATAAGACCTTTACCATTTCTACCTAGCCCACTAGCCATAAACAACTTTTCTTGCCTATACCCTGTCAAGCCAGTTCGTAAAATGGATAGATATGTTTTTCTCATCTCTTCGTCTGGAAATATATTAGTGAAGATTTCGTGTATAACATCTCGTTGATCTTGAGTTGATGGTGCATAATCGTGTCCGTTTTTTATTGAGATATAGTCTGTCTTCTTCACCTCATATCTTTCTCCTGTGTTAATATCAAAAGCTTGGTTATTCCAGCAAAAGACATTTGGTTTTAGGGTGTCAAAAGCAATATTTTTCTTATAAATGCATAGCGAGATCTTGAGCTGTTCTAGAATAGAGTTGAGCTTGGATACACTTGAGATTGATGATATAACCAGACCAGTCTCTTTAATATGATGTTCTTTGTCCGCATCTTTGCTGCTCCATAGTGTCTCATATCTGTCATTACAGAGATTAATAATCTTCTTTTGAATCATATTCTTGATTAATGTGTCATCTTGCTTCCAAAACCTACCATCAAAGATGTAGAGCTGATTATCGTCAGTAAATACAAGATCGTCTCCTAGTAGGTCAATAATAATTTCTGCATATGAATGATCGGTTCGTGTCTTGAAGAATTGACGAAACTTGTTCTTACCAAGAAGGATGTTAGATTTTATCTTATTGTATTCATCAGGATTGCTCTTTTTAGCATAGTAGTGTAGCGTTCCTGCAGTAGCGGTGCAACCCTCACGACCATATTGAAACCATAGCCCATCAAAACCTGCATCTGTATATCTGTCACTCTTTTGCGAAATCTTTCTAGCAAATGCCTCACTCAAGCCACTAGCTTTACAAGCAGTCACAATCTGCATCCAAGTCATTCTGTCATCTAGGTAAGGGTCTGTCTTAATAAGCTCACCAATCTTCTCTAGATGTGTGGTGTCAGTATTACTTTCAGTTGCAGTAGCCGACTGCTTCTTAACATCAAACTCCTCAATTTTATAGATCTTCTCAAAGCTTTCAATCATCTCACGTCCTTGCAATTCCATACAATTAAACTCTTTTTGGAAATGCTTATCGCACTTCTCCCATACCTGTGCGCCTAGATAATCGCCTGTGTATTCCTTCATACAATCTGTAATGTTCTTACTCCACTTATCAGGCAACTTATTCTTATCAGGGATTTTGATATACACGTGATGTCCTTTCGTGTTGCCTCTAACAACGTAGCTGTCGCATATCTCATACTTATTTAGAATATCTTCTAGATCTATCTCGCAGTCAAAGTCAATGACAGCATATTCGCTCTTGTTTAGAGCGAAATTAACAGCCACATACTCACCAGACTGAAGTAAAACTTCTGCCTGTTCGTGTGTGTAGCCCTTACCAATTTCTCTAGGGTTTTTCTTACCATTAGCATCATAACCGATAACGATGTACTCGTGCGGAATTAAATCCAGAAGTTGTTGCGAAACGTTGTTCTCCATCTTATATTATAGGTACAGATAAAAAATTATGTTTATATCAATTTTTTCCTTAATTGATATAAAAGTTCCTAAAGTTATTGGGCTTCAATTTGTTGCTTCAACTTCCTTAATTCTTCCAGTTCTGCCTTGCGTTGGTGGTAACGTTTTCGGTTATATTCATTCAACTCTGCTTTTTTAGCTTGGTAACGGTCTTGTTTGCGTTTGCGAATCTCGGGGTTGGTTCTATACAACTCTTTATCTCTTTGCCTACGTGCGGCTAGACGCTTTGCCTTTTCTTCTGCTGGTAGTTTGGGTGGAGCCATCTCTTACTTTATATATGATGAGATAAAAATATCTCTAAACCCATTTCAATTTTATGTGATTTTCAACTTTCAATCAAAAGTTTATCAAAGTTACGACAAAAATGAAACTGGCTACTATCACGCAAACTTTGATCTATCAGCATAAAATCGTGCTTACCTTGATAAATATGATCTATAATCTCCTTACATTCATTTGCTGGTCGCATCATAAACTCGCTTGTTATCATATCATATTCTCTCTTTGACTTGGGTCTGAAGATGAAGATAAGGTTAGCATTGTTCCTCAACGCAGTGCCATAGTCAGTAATCTTATGAGAGATAATAATCAGGCTAACATTGAAATGTCGCCTGTTCTTGACTAGCTTGTTAAGTTGATTTTCAACATCTTTCTTTCGCA